ACCTACTAAAAGACCGATTATACCATAATTGGCTATATCAATAAAAGTATCTTCCATACCTTCACCTTTAACATAATTTCTACCATTAACCATTAAATTTCTTAAACGCGATATTTTATCCGTTAATCTAATAGCTAACCCAGTTAATGAGAATTTTTTATCATCGCTATTATTAACGATATCCCCGCCTAAAGCAATGTTATTTAAACCATAATCCATATGTTTACGGGCAAACATTTCATACATTTCATCTTGTATAATTTGAAACTCATTAGATAATTCTGGGTATTCTTCTTCAAAAATAGTGATGATTTGGTTTGCTTCATCATCCATAAATTCTTTGATTTTTTTATCTGGATATTTGGAATCCATAATTTCTCTATCACTCATAACTTTTTCTAATTCCTTTTTTATTTCTGATTGTGCGTCAATACCAAAATGGCTTGGGTTTTCTTCAAAATATTTCGATATTGAACTACCCATTTAGTTGTCCTTTATAAACTTCAGTGTCAAAATACTTATCTAGTGCAGATAATCTATCATCGGCATCAACTAACATAGCAAGTGCTTCTTCAGCATTTTTATAAAAGTCTCCGGTTGAATGGTCTCCAATACCCACTGCTTTATTACCTAATAACTCTAGTGATAATAATGCCTTTGCTTTATCTGCTTGTGCCGATAAGCGTAACATGTTTACTAATTTATTCATTTTAATAATGGTTTTATTTCTTTTGTATTTAATCCTCTATTCGATAATATACGACTGATTTGTTGGGTATCCAACAAAAGTATCGATTGTTTTGCTTCTCTACTTGAACATTTTAAATGATCTCTTAAATGTTCTATTAATTCTTTATTTGGTTCCTTAGATTTTGATTTAATATATTTATTCCATTTATTATTTTTAGGGATAAATTCTTTATAGACATTGTAAATCATTCTCTTTTCCTGTGGAGGTAAATCCTGGACATAATTAACTACTTCTATATAGTTAGGGTTCATAGACATGAATCTATGGATCATATAACTATTCCAAACTTCCCAGTCTTTATCTGTAAAAGATTCAACTGGAGGTTTGGTTGAGTTAATTGCTTTTAACCAATCAAAGATGTTTTTCATTTAACAAAGTTCGTCCTTAAGTTCTTCTCTAAGTTCTAATGGGATTCCATCTTTTAAAATTTTGTTAGTTGTAGGATCGAAAAAAACAGGAATAGGCATGATTGCATCATTATCTGTACCTGCTACAAATTTAGAAATTTTTCTTAAAATAATTCCAGATTGGAATAAACTTCCACCTTCTGAGTTTTTAATGCCTTCGGTTGTTTGAAGGTCAATTTGGGGTTGTTGTAACGGTTGTTCCATAATTTTATTATTTATTGTTTATTAAGTTTTGAATTAATGACATTGCATTTATTTCCTTATCAATACGGAAATTAGCTTTATATTGGTGTTCGTTTATTAAAATTGAGGCTGTACCTTCTTTATGCTCTAGGTAATCAGATGCTCTAGTGTACAATGCCTTAAATAACTCATCAAAGTCATCTACATTAGCATCCGCTATAATTTGGCGTATATCATTATAACAATCTATTTTATTAAATTTAGACCCTTCGGATAAAGCATTTATTACTTTATCTATATAATTAGATGATACTAGTACTGATTGGTCAAGCTTTAATTGGTTATCTAACGTAGATAACTGTATAGTATTAATACATTTACGCAAGTCCGGGTAATATTGGTTAATTAGTGGGACTAAATCCTTTATATCATATTTTATTGATTCTTGATCTAAAATCCACACTAAATGCTTAGCAACATCCTTTTTTGTTGGAGGTATAATTTTAAGTACTTGACATCTTGATTGTAAAGGATCAATAATACGCTCTACAAAATTACAAGTCATAATAAAACGAGTTGTACGTGAAAATGTTTCAATAATGTTACGAAGTGAAGCCTGTGCCTGTATGGTAAGGAAATCCGCTTCATCTAAAATAACTACTTTAATAGGTTCAAATGAAATAGTACTTGCAAATCCCTGTACTTTATCTCTAATAGTCTCAATACCCCTTTCATCTGAGGCATTGATATAAAGATAATCACAATCCAGATTACTAACAATAAGCTTAGCTAATGTAGTTTTTCCTGTTCCTGCGGGGCCATAAAAAATAAGATTTAAAATATCATTTTGTTCTAAGTACTTAGATAATGATTTTTTTAAATTTTCATTCCCCACGAACTTATCAAGTGTTGTAGGGCGGTATTTTTCATTAAGTAAACTATTTTCTTTAGTACTCACCATAAATGCTGAATTTTTGTTCTTGTACTGGTTCTACTGTAACTGTTTCTGTTGAAATCGCGAATAGCTCTCCCCTTAATGGTGCTAGTCTATATTCACCTCTAAATCCGGTTTTAGTCATATATGCTTCTAAGGTATCTGTTAGAGTTTTATGTACAGGACCATCAGGTTCATTTGCTACTAACCTCCATTTATCACCAGGTGGTACTCTTCTAGCAATTAAAATGAACTCTTCTACTATTTTTTGTTGTTTTTCCATGTATATAATATACGAAAAATAAATGGGGAAGACAAGCTCCCCCAATTAAATTATTTAGATTCTGCTACAGATGCTTTTTTATAATCTGTAATTACTCTTTTAATAGCTTGGGCTGCTTTTCTAGCTCTCGCTTGACTAGCTTTTGTTGTTCCACTATTTTCTGCTGCTAAGATATTGAAGTTCGCTTCAATTGTCTCAAAAATTTCCTGTTTTGTCATTTTTTTTTATTTATTTATTAATTAATTGTATTTAATTTTAAAACCCTGCTTGAAGTGCCGGGTCTATTTTAGTATTTTGTGAATTTTTATCTTGTGTTAAAGTACATTCAGTTAATAATACTGTCCCCGCAACTGAAGCTGCATTTTGTAATGCAATTCTTGTTACTTTAGTAGGATCTATAATACCAGCATCTTTAAAGTTTTCAATTTCACCTGTTTTTAGATTAAATGATTCCCAATCGCTATTATTTTTGATAATATCACGAGCTATAATGTGGGAATCAATTTCTTCCATCCCGGCATTTTTTAGGATTTGTTCAAATGGAGCACTACAAGCATTATATACAATTGCACCTCCTTTAGTGCTTGTATCAATATCGTTACATGCAAGTAATAATGCTTTACCACCACCCGGAACAATTCCTTCTTCAATGGCTGCTTTTGTAGCATGTAACGCATCATCAACTCTATCTTTCTTCTCCAACATTTCAGTTTCAGTATTACCACCAACATGGATAATTGCTACACCTCCAACAAATTTAGCTAACCTGTTTTGTAGTTGTTCTTTTTCAAATGGTGATTGTGCTTTATCAATCTGTTTTGTAAGTTCTCCAATACGTGTTTCAATATCTTCAACTTTCCCACCACCATCTACTATGGTTGTTTGTTCTTTAGTTACTGTTACTTTTCTTGCTTCTCCGAACCAATCCCAACTAAATTTATCTAGTTTCATTCCCTTTTCTTTACTAAATACTACACCACCTGTAGTAGTAGCAATATCTTCAAGAACCAGTTTACGTCTTTCTCCAAAATCTGGGGATTTAACAGCACATACATTAACAGTCCCTCGCATTTTATTTACAATAAGGGTAGCTAATGCTTCATTGTCTATATCTTCAGCAATAATTAATAGAGATTTACCTTGTGATGATACTGCTTCTAATATAGGTAATAATTCTTTTACTGTGTTTAGTCTTTGATCTAAAATTAGAATTGCTGGGTTATCTAATATTGATGACATTGTATTGTTATCAGTAACAAAATATGGAGATTTATAACCTCTATCAAATTGCATACCTTCTACTGTTTCTAAAAATGTTTCTCCGGTTCTGGATTCTTCAATGTGAACAACACCTTCTAGTCCTACTTTACCAATTGCCTGAGCAATTAATTTACCTACTTCAATGTCATTGTTTGAAGAGATTGCTGCAACTTGTTCTAGTTGTTCGTCACCTGAAATATCTTCAGATATTTTAGATTTAAGATTATCAACTACTTGTTGTACAGCCTTATCAATATCTCTTTTAATTTGAACTGCATTTTCACTATTATCTAAGGCTCCTAACCCATCACTAATCATTCTACGAGCTAGTAAGGTTGATGTTGTTGTACCATCACCTACACTATGGTTTGTTTTAACCGATGCTTGTTTTATAAGTTGAACACCTAACTCTTCGCTTGGGTCATTTAAAACAAAAGCATTGGCTACGGTTACACCATCTTTGGTAGATTGTGGGATTTCTCCTTCCCCTTTAAATATAACTACATTTCGACCATTAGGTCCTAAAGTTGATACTACAGCATCTGCTAATTTATCAATCCCTACTTTTAATTTTGTTCTGGCTTCTTTACCAAAATGTATTTGATTTTCCATATTAAATTTTAATTATTCTTTGTTTTCTATTACTGCTAATACTTGATTTTCTGGTCCTATATAATACTCTTCTCCATCATAAGGTAATTTTGTAAAACCTTGTGTTGGTAGTACTACTTTATCCCCTACTTTTAATTGAGTTGGGATTCTAACTCCTGAGAAAGAAAAATTACCAGGTCCTACTGAAATAACTTCTCCAAAGGTATTAGTATCTTTACCCATATCTGGGACTATGATGTTACCGTGTACTGTTTCTTCTGCCTCTATAGGCTTTACAATGCAGGCATTGTAGATTGCTTTAATTTCCATTTTTTATTGTTTATAAATTAATTGTTTGTGAATTTCATTATATTCGTCTGTGTAGGATTTGATTTTTTCAGCTACATCTTTATATTCTGCTATGAAATCATCTAAATTATTATAATCATCCCCATCAGCTTGTAATTGGGCGATTTTGTTTAGAGCCTGCCCCATATTAGAAACATAGTATAAAGATTTTTCGTATGTTTTAGATTTTCCCTTAGACCTAAAATGGCCTGCATCTGATGTTACAGTTTGTTTAATAGTGTAACTGTACTCATCTTTAGTAATAAAATAGGGGTCTAATCGAGAATCTCGAATTGTTTGAATCGATTTCCGTTTCTTGGGTACTTTAATTTCTGGCATATATATAACTTTTGGTTTGACCGTAATATACGAACAATATTGCGCTAGGACACGCTTTTTGGTAATAACTTTTATTTTATTTTGATTGTTTTTGCTTTTTTAGATTCCGCAATTGGAATAAATAGATGAAGCAAACCATCTTTCATTTCTGCCTCTAACTTCTCAAGTTCGAATTTAGCTGCTACTTTATAACCTAAGTTAAAAGATCGTTTAGCTAATCCTTTATAGATATAGCCACTGTAGTCAAAATCTTCTTCGTTAGGTTTATCATAGATAATTTTTAAAAGATCCCCATCAATTTCAAGTTGAATATCTTTTTTAGTTAGACCAGTACAGGCAACTTCAAAATGAAGTCCTTCATCGTCGTAAAAAATATCTAGTGGGTGTGGTTGTTTGTTTTCAAACGTTGTTGGTTGGAAAACGCCGTCTGCCTTGAATAGGTTACGGAATAGTAAGTCGAACGGGGTACGTTCATTGAATAATGTACTCATATCATTTAGTTTTTGTGAGGCCGAAGCTCTCGGTTTATTAATTTGTGAATATAACATGCGCGCCCTAGCTGCTGCAATATTAAATTCGATTATACATATATAAAATTATTTCCCTGCGTCAAAGAAAAATAATTGAAATAACCTTGATGTGTTAATATCATGACCAAAGTATACAGGTGCTGCGTGGATTAAATGAGCATCCCAGATAACTATTCGGTTAAATATATTTCCTACTTCGTCTACTTTAACATAAGGTGTAGGGTCTACAAAAGTATGTTGGTTAAAAGCTTCCATTATATTTTCTTCTCCACCCCTTAATCCTGTTTTTTTATGCATATAAAAACACGTTCCAGATTCTGTAGGTGCATCAGGAGTTAGGTAAACAGCTGCCGCATATTGTTGTGAATCACAATGATATACTGGTAGTATTCCTGCTTTACTAGATTGAAATCTACCATTCATTTCATATCCCTCCCATTTAGTAATAGACTTATTAATAATATTTTCTATTTTTTCTTTTACCCCTTCAAAAAAGAATTGTTTTCTAGTTCTTAGCCCTAAAAAACCTGAATCATCATGGTACCATTGTAGTAGAGCGAACTCTCTAACCTCATTAGGATTATTATAAAAGTTTTCAGCTACCCAAAATCTATTATTAGGTAATGGGTTTGCGCTAAATTGGTTGCTATTTATGTAACCGTATTCTGAATCTGGGTTTGAGTCGTAAATTAATTGTTTTTTCATAATTTTATTCTTGTCTACCTATATAGTAGGTACTATTAATATTATCAGATATAAATATAAATTTAGCCATACCTTTTGAAGATAGTTTAAAATAAGCTGTATCCATACCTTTGTTAGCATTTAATATTTCTTTGAATAGATTTGAATCAAAGGGCATAGGTTGGTTTAAAAACGATTCGTTAATTGTCCCTGTAATCCTATAAGTTATCTTATTTGAATAATTACTACCATCCCCAAATACAAATTCACTTATTAAATTACCATCTATGTCTTTAGTAGCTTTAATGTTTAAAAAATCATAATCAGACAAAGCATTTTTAGCTTTAATTAAATTATCTATATCAGTTTGTGTTAATTCTAATTCCATTTCCCATGTTTCAGGGTCCTTATACCATTTAGTTTTAGGTATTACTAGTGGGTCAGATAATGAATAACTTAAATCAAAACCTTCATCTGCTATGTTTAATTTATTAGACAAAGCACCTTGAGAATCTAAAGTTAATAATAAATCCCCGGTAGTAATAGATAATAATTTAGATAATTTATGAGTATCAAATATTCCTATTTCCTTATCTTCTAAATCAAATCCATTTAATTCTATCTTACACACCCTTCCTGATTCACCAGCATATACTATTAGTGTGTTGTTTTCAATTCTCCATTTTACGGCATTAAATCTCCCATTTAAATAATACTTGGAAATGAAAGATTGTAGTAAATTTTTATTTATCATTATTTTTTATTTTAAATTTCATAAGAATCAAAAGCATTAACGTATGGGTTTAAATCTAAGCTCCACCCTAAATCAGTAAAAAAACCTTCTAATTTTAGTAATAATATAGAATCAAATATTCTTTTCCTATCAGCAAATAGTGCTAAGAATTCTTTAATTTTATCAGGCATATCGTAATCTAAAAAAGCTAAACCTTCAATTTTATATGGGTTATCTTTTAAATAAATCCATTTTACTTTATCAGTAAAGGTAATCAAGTTGTGATTTTTATCTAAACCCCATAATCTTAATAAATCATTATACCTAGCTGCTGCTCGAACTGGAGCAGGTGCTCCTTTTCTTAGTTCACTAAATACTTCTCCAGGTCTAGGGTTTCTAACAATGTAACCTGATTGTTTTGTTTCCCCATCTACTTGATGAGTATATACTTTTCGTAATTGTTTAACAGATGTTGGGTTTCCCAACTTAGTAAGAGGAATATCACCTCCTAATATTTGTTTTTTAAATATTTTAATCTGGTTAATAATACTTTCTTTTTCCTCACCCTTTAACACTTGTTGTAATATATCATTAAAAAATGAACCTAAAATAGGTGGGAAATTTGCTTTCATAAACTCTAAACCTTTAATATCTAGTGTTTCTTTTTCAATACCCTCCTGTTTTGTAATCCATTGAGCATAACGTCTTGTTGCTCTAAAATATGCTGAACGGATAACACATTCGGTTTTCATTTCAAGCCTATGTCCCCCGTTAGCATTAAAACAATCTGTAGCTAGAGTATCATATGAGTTAGTAATAATATCCTGGTACTTAAGGGCAATTTCTTCTAGTTTACTATCCTTTTCCTTACTAGACATTTCATCAAAATTGGGGTAGAGATGGTATAGTAAAGGTTCAGCGTGTATGTAAATAGAATCTGTATCTGAGTATGCTACGTAATTTTCATCCCCCTCATCACAAATCCACCAAGGTACTTCTTCTATATGCTTCATTTAAAACTTTGTATTAATATTAATAAAGGTGTTGGTGGGTCTAACGGTTCATCCTTTTTATTTATTTCAATTCCGGTGGTTCTAAGTACTTTATACTGTTTTCCCTTTAGGGTAAATGAACCCCCTTGGTGGAGCATTTTTCTAAAAAACATTTCCTGATTATTATTCCAAGTTTTACTAATTTTAATAAATTCTTTTTTGGTTGGAACTTCCCCACTGATTGATATCTTAGCACGAGGTTTTATGTACTGGTTTGCTAATGTCATATTTCTAATTTTAATTTACCTTTTATTACCTTATTTATATGGCGGTTAGCTACTAAAGCTGATTCCTGTATGATTCTGTGACCTGATAATGTGATAGCTTCACTCAATATCGCTTCATTCATCCCATATCTAAAGTTAGGTAAAGCTGTGGCACCATATAAACTATTTAGAAGAATTTTCATTGTATACTGCATTAAATGGTTATATTCACCTAATTCTGTATCCCCAGCTTTATATGCTTTTTTCATACGGTTTTTATAAATAACTCGTTCCTCAAACCATTTACTTAAAATAGCAGATAATGTAGATGTTTTATTAGTAGAGAAAAAACAACCATTAGCTGATACTGAATATTTACCTTTTTCAACTGCTTTAATAATTTTTCCCACTTCCCAATAATCCTGTACGTTCTTGCTATTTTCAAATCTTACTTTAGATTTAGGGTCCATTTCTTTTAAATCATTTAAACCTAAACGATTGTTTCTATCATCAGCATCAATTATTCTCCCTACATAAGTTTCTCTACCTATATTGATAGTCATAATGATAGAAGGGTACAATGATGTTAAATCTTCATCAAACATATATTTGTATAACCCTGCTTTAGGGCAAAATAAATAACCACCTGCATAACCTTCTTTTTTTCTAGGGTGGGTTTCTTTATTATTAGGTATAATTCCTTGGTCTAATAAATAAGCTGATATAGCTCCATCTTGGGTGAAACTATTAGAATAAACTTCACTATAATTGTGTTTACCTTTATGTGCTATATTTCTGGTTAATGCTAAGTATTGGAGTTTTTCGTCTAATTTTTGTAAAATTTCAACATCCCTAAAGTTATACTCAACAAATTTATTAATATCATCTGTGTATAAATCGTTTAAATTACCGTCATATTCAATTTTATTTATACCCGCATATTTTTCTCCAATTGAATCTAATTTCCAAGATGGTTCATCTTTAAAACTATATTTTTTATGGAGTCTCATATAGTCTAAAGACTCAATACCTACTACATCAACAGCCATCCCTTGTTTAAAAAACCATTTGCTATATTTTTTAGACTGAACCGGTTCTTTTATTTTACCATAAAGGGGAGACATTTGATCTGCTATATCTTTACCACAAACGTTACAAATTCTAAAATAAGTATAAGGGTTATCAAAGTAATCACTATTATACCCTACTAAAATATCAGGTTGTATTTTTTGTATAATTTCAACCCAGTATAATAATAATTCAGCTTCTGTTTTAAATGGTATTACCTTTTTATGGGACTTAGTATCTTTAGGTACTTGACCTTTAGGGTCTAATATTAAACACCCCCAACTATCTGATTGTTTGTGCCAAAATGCTATTGAGGTAATAGGCATTGGGGCGCTTTCAATATATTCTTCAGTTAAAGCTCCACCTATCTCACACTCAATATCATAAAATAATTCTTGATGTCCTACAGAGGGTTTATCATTTACTCCATAAGTTTCAATTAGGAACTTTTGGTGGATTTTCATATCATGGAAATGAAGATTTCTAGTATTGTTTTCAGGTCTATGTTTACTATAATACCAATTAGAAACTGGTCGTAGTTTTTCACCATTTAAACCCTTACAAGTATAATTTTCTTCATCTTCTACATATGCCTTATTTTCATAAGGTACCATTTTATGTTCACCATCTGATTCCCACAGATGCATTTCCCATACATTAGGTAATCCCTTTCTATATTTATTTCCTACGTAACATTTCTTATACATTATGCTATAACTTTTTTATCAACCCAATTTTTTTCTCCTCTAAGAATACTTAACATATTCAACATATCGTCTTTATCATAAGATTCGTAACAACAAAATACTGCATCAAATAAATAATCTTGCGACCACCAAGTCCAAATTAAAAAACGTTTACGTTTTTCAATTATGTATTTTTTATTATTACCACCTACTGCATTGTTTATAGATTCTACTAGTCTGTATTTTGCCATTATATAACTTTTATTTGTATTAAATATACGAAGGCTCCCTACGGGAGCCTAAGTTTTATATAATTGTTTCTGCTAGATAATTTCTAGATAATTCTTCAGTTGTGAAAAATTGTTTTAAGTCAGGTCTAAAATAGTTTACAGATTTCATTACTTTTTTGTCGCGTGATCTATAGACAACAAACCGTCCTGGCGCAATTTCCTCAAAATGGCAGGCCTCACCTTGTTCCTCACTTCTTTGGCTGACAGTGAGTATGGCTTCTTCTTCAGTTTTACAAGCTTTTGACATATTGCTTGCTTGTACTTCTTGATAAGCGGGCCATATCTTGTCTTTAAGGCCATGTAACATAGTACCGTTCCCAAGGGAAACATAAGCAATATCGCACAGAGCGTCCAAAACTTCCACGATGTCTCCTTTTTGGCAAGCTTCTTTATATTCTTCAAGTTCTTCGAGTACGAAGTCGTAAACAAACTCCCATTCTTTTTTTTCTGGTATTGTTGTTTCATAATTGTTAGGTTTTCCGAACGTACTATTAAATGTTTCTACTTCGTTAACAAAGGGCACGTCGGCTTTGTTAAATAGTTCTAATTGCTTTCCCATTAGCTTATTACTTCTAAAAATTTTGTTTTCTTTACTTCTACAACTCTAAAATTAGACATACCTTCATTATGTTTGTACATCTTAGCTTCTGCATCCGTTGCCGATACTGCTACTACTAAATATAATTCAGTAGTCTTTTGTATTCTACCTCTTTCGTTTTCAAATTCATTTTGAACTTTTACTTGCCAATATTCCATAATTATTTATATTTATTAAATTTAAATTCTTCCATTTTTTTACCTACCATATTAGTATTTTCTTTAGGCATTGTCAACCCCCCAATATAGTTACCATCTGCTAGATGAAAAAATTCATCTTCAGATTTATAAAACTCCTCTAATTCATCTCTTCTTTCCTTAGCACCATTAGCTAGATAATCCTGAATAGGTTTTGAATTTTTAGTTTCCCAAGGATAAATTAACCATTCATCTCCTTCATGTATATCCGCCCACATATTAGGTTGAAAACATGATGTGTGGGGTTTATAATGTAATACTGCTGTCCAAACACCTGGGGCTTTTTCTAATGTAACTCCTGAATCACATATATCGTCTACTACTAAAGTATTGGGTAAAATAACATCGGTATAAGGTAAACCTAATTTATGTGATATTAATACTGCGGGGATTAATCCCCCTCTAGCGATACCATGAACTGAATCTATATTAGGTTGGTCAAATCTAATTTTATTACATAAATCACCAACCGCATCATTCACATCATCCCAACTAAGATATATTTTATTGTCTGCTTTTAATGCCATATCCATTATATATTATGTCCTCCATTGTTAATTTTAAGACTATCAAAAAATTCTTTACGAGCTAGGTTAGTATTATCTTTAAATACACCTGATGCTTTGGTAGTTACCATTGCAGCACCTTGATGTTTAACTCCTCTACATGAAACACAATTATGTGTTCCAACTATAGTAACAATAACACCTTTATTACCCTCAGTAATTTTTTCAACTGCATTATGGATAGCGGATGTTAATTGTTCTTGAATTGCTCCTCTTCTACCAAATAACTCCACTATTCTATTTAGTTTAGATAAACCAATAACTTGTCCATCTTCTCCTGCAATATAACCAATATGAACAACACCTCCAATTGTTTGGTGGTGGTGAGAACACATTGAAGTTAACGGTATATTACGTTCTATAATAATACCATCATAACCATCTGATGGGAATGAAGTAATAGGAGACATTTGAGTGTATCTACCAGCCCATAAATCGTTTACATATGCCTTAGCTACACGTTTAGGTGTTTCAGCTGAATTTGGGTCATTTTTCCAATCACATTTTAATGCAGTTAAAAAATTACCAAACGCCTCAGTTGCGTCTTCAATCATATGTTGTTTTTGTAAATCATTTAATGGGAAACCTGGTGCTACACCATTTGCGAATCCTTCTGTTACCACTTCTAACTGTTCGTGGAGTTTTCTACGTTTGTTCATTTATATAACTTTTTATTTTATCAATTAAAACTAACACCTCGTCTGGTTCCATAGTTATAGCACAACAGACGTTGATATTTTCTTCTATTTCCTCTAATATACGAAGAGCTTCTTGCTTATCCACTATACTTCTCGCTGATCTTCAAAAGCAATAATATGTGGTCTCCAAGTCATTCTGTAACCATTATCTCTAACCCAATCAAATACTAAAGGATAAGATTTAAATAATCCTTCTCTTGAGTCCCCGGCAGGCATAAACCATACTTTATCTTGGGGTACTTCTAATTGGTTAATACAATCCAGGATTTCAGCTAATGATTCTGGGTCTTTACCATCCCATACAGGTTTAATATGATAGTCTGAATGATATTCCATCGATTGTTTTATTGCTTCATAATTAAGTCTAAACTTATTATGTCTTTTTACCATTCTTTCGTCCGTGATTCCACCTTGAGGGGTTTCAACACCGACCACAGGGACTGAATTCGAAAATTTAGGAGAAATCGAGAGCAAATTAATAGGATAATCAGTTGCAAGGAAATGCGAGCCCTCAGTTTCAATAGTAATGAAAATATTGTTTTCATGTGCAAAGTGTGTTAATTCATTTACTAAAGCCGGATGCATAGTAGGAGATCCCCCTGTTAACATCATTTCTTTTATATGAGGGTTATCCTCATATGCTTGAATAATATCTTTAAAGTTAAATTTACCTTTTTCTGGGTGGATTGAAGTATACCAACTATCACACCATCCTCCTTCACCGAAGTAACACCTATGTGTACATCCTGTTGTACGAATAACTACTGTAGGGTAACCTGCACGGCTACCTTCTGATTGTACTGCTGTATAAATTTCAACAATTGGAAGATTTTTCTCGTAATCTTCAATACGTTTTAACTTTTTATGCTCCATATAATTTTTTTAAGTGGTTGTTTATTCACTGTAATATGCAGCATTTTTACCATGCTCCATAAATTTAACTTTTATAACTCTTACTCTATTATTAGTTTCTTCTTTTACAAAACTATTCAGTTTGTTAAAGATATATTCTGAGAATTTTTCAGCACCTGTAGCTGGGATTATTCTTACTTGAGATACACCTGCAGCATCCATTTGTTTAAATGCTTCTATTTCAGGATCATCTTCTGCTATAATCATAGTGTGGTCAAACATAAAATCCATCCACTCTTTAGGAGATTTACCATCAATTAATGTTTTAGCTCTTTTCATTCCTCCAAAATCCCAAACCCAATTTCTATCATCTAACCCACCTTCAAAGTAAACTTTGAATGAAATACCATAACCATGTACAAATCTACAGTGTGTATCTGTTGCTCTCCATTGACGAAATACTGTACTAAACCCGTCGAATACTTTACTTGATTGAAATTTACCCATTATACCAATTTTGAATTTCAGCCATAGGCTTGTTACCTGTCATTCTACTAATCTCATTTCCATTATTATCTACTTTAACTAAAGTAGGTATGTTTCTAATCCCAAACTTTGTTGATAACTCAGTATCACTGTCGACATTAATCTTTTGGAATGGCAATCCGCTCTTTTCCATTGTTGGTCCTAACTGTTTACAGGGTTGACACCAGTCCGCAGAAAAGTAATAAATTTTACTCATGGTTTTTATTTTAATTGTTTATATTAATTGTTTATATTTCCATTTATATCCATAAGATGTTTTATACTTGCCTCTACAACAAGCACCAATTCCATCTCCTGTCTTTCCCATAATATACAAAGCCTCAGTTACGGAACCAAATTCTCTTATGAAGTTTCCTTCTAAATCATACTGAAGAACTGGTTTACTGTACCAAGTATTTGCTCTACCTTTAAGGTGTCCTCGAGTAGCCTTTATCTTAGCTTTATGTTCTTCACTAAATGGTTTTCCTTTATGAGACATAGTTTTACCTTTTAAAGCTTTGCTTATTTTTTGTGCTCTTATAGGATGATTTGAAATCTTATTTCTTGTTTCTTGAGATACTATATCAGGACCTCCTCCACCTTCATTTTTATTTTTTAATTGATATCCTAGGTTTTTATACTTCTTTATATAATATTTCTCCCATCGTCTCCAATTTTTAACTTCACTTATAACCTTCATTTCAGTATTAGAACCAAACATTTGTTTGTGATTTTCTAATCGTTCTAAATGTCGTTTTGACTTCCCAACATAAAATGGGATATCATCCCCTCTATGTAAATAATATATTTTGGTGTATTCCATGATTATACGTATGTATAACCTCAAGGACTACACCAAATTTTTACTTAAAATTAAAGGTGAATCATCCTTACTAGTTGATACTAAATAACATGATTCTCTCTCTTCAATAATTAATGGTTTATCACCAAATAATTTTTTGTAATTTTCTCTTACGTAAGTTTCTATTTCTTTACTCATAATTGTTTATTATACTAATTCTTCTCCTATTCCTACTATTTCACTCAATGTAAGTAAAATAACTGCAGTATCCAAGCTAAACCATAAAGCTCCGTAACCTAATATACGAATTCCTGATTTAATAAAGCTGATTTGTTGATGCTTTTTTGCATCTGGTAGTTGTTGTTTCATAACTTTAATTTTTAATTTTAATTTTAATTTTTGTTATCTCACTAGGACTCGAACCTAGACTAACAGTACCAAAAACTGTAGTGCTACCAATTACACCATGAGACATTACTGTAGGCGACCGGGAAAAGCCCAATCCTTAATCCCATGAAGGAATATATATCCACAATGTGGACCTACACATAGCCAAACCGTTGTATGCAATTAAAAAAGACATACAACAATAAATATAAGTAATGGGGCGGGCTGCAAATGAACTTGGCTACCTCCCAAGAGCGCTACTTGCTCGTCAGCTTTCACGGATTGCGTGTAACATTCCCCACTACTCATATTCTTTACCGAGACATTCACCATTAAATTGACCTGTTTCTTCTTGCGCTATCCCAGGCAACTTTTTTAGATTTTCCTAACATACTGTAGGAAGATACTTTGTTGTTAAACGAACCCCGAACTTGGTTGACTTGGGTTTGTCCGTTGTTTGATTGTTGATTTGTTGTCATTACTTTAATTTTACGTATTTATGTATATATTTTGAGTGTTATACGTATTCAGCAAGTACTTTTTCAACATGAGATTTCGCTACCTCGTAATCCACTTCTCCAGTTTCATCCTCATATTGTACAGGATCTTTTCTCCCCAAAGCAATAAAAGCCTCAATCCTCTCGACAGAAGAAGCAGACTTATAATCACTATTTCCCGAAGGATAAGGCTTGTAAGAAGTATTTGTTCTTTTATAAACTTCATCAAAATCAATACCTAAAATTTCACATAATTTTTCACCATCTTGTAAAATACCAAATTTATCAGTATTTAAATAAGGTGTAAAATAACCTACTCTATCAGCATCCCAATTTCCCATTCTAAAAGCTGCATCATCTGCATCTCTAAATTCTTGTCTACAATCAGGATAAACTGCATGATCACCAGCATGAATACCTAAAGCAATATCACAGACATCTTCTTTTTTATTTGCTATAGATAAAGCTACTGCTTGAGTAATAGAAGCAAACATTTTATTTCTGTTAGGTACAACTGTTTCTTTCATATTATCTTGCTCATAATGACCTTCAGGTACATCTTTACCGCCTTCAGTTAATGCTGAATCTAATAAGTCTACTAAACCATCTAGTTTAATTTGACGATAATTTACTTTATGACCTTTACTTGCAAGGTAATCAATTAACTGTTGAGCTCTTTCAAGTTCAACTCTATGTTTTTGACCGTAATCAAATGAGATACCTGTTACTGTATCATATTCTTCAATAGCTCTTAACAATAGGGTGCTGCTATCCATTCCACCACTTAAACTTACTACACAATGTGCCATAATTTATTTATTTAATTTTTGCCAGGTATTTTGCGTATAGGCTAACGCTTGATTAAATTTACATTTTATATATGATTGAACATACGAAAATATAGTGGATATTCCAACTCCTCCTAATAAAAGAGTTAATAAGTTTGGATGATAGTGTTCTCCACAAAGTCCCAATGCATGTTTTATTAATTCTGCCATATTATATCTCTTCCATTACTTTATCTAACTTCTTTTGGAGTTTATCAAAAGCAGGTTCAATTACATCATCCCAAAAATATTCTCGATCGTCATCTTCATCAATATCCTGTTCTTCTGAGATTATTTGTCCATAATAAACTTCAAATACACCAATTGGTTGATATCCTTCATCCCAGTATTTACCTGATACTTTAATTTCATCATCAATTTCAGCCAGTTGTCTATAAATTTCTAAAATCATATCAGATGGTGGATACCAAGCTGTGTCTAAATAAATTTCACATTTATTATCGCTTTCGTGATAAATACCTTCATCCCAAATTTGAATCCACTTTGAACCAACTTTATCAATAAATAATTCAGCATCTGCTCCAAATTCATCAGCAATGTGGGGGTTTTCTTTTTGGTTTGGGTAAGGCCCATCGTGACATTTATCAAATCGTTCTACAAAATTGTCAATTGCTTCTTTAGATCCTTCTATATAGATCTCTGTTCTATTACTATTTGCCATCTTCTTCTTCTATTAATTCTGGGTATTCACTATCTTCTAAACATTTATCACGAGCTAATTCAAATTCAACTTCGTCTAAAACTTCTTCTTGTAAGTCTTCATCACCTGATTTCCATTTTTCTACTTGTTCAGGAGTTAATTCTTCAGTTTCTTCCCATCTGTAATCAGTATAGGTAACCATTTTTCTTAACTTTGCCATATTATTTTACTACAAATTCATTATTAAAAATTTCTTGGATTTCAAAAAATTCCTTTAGAAATTCTTCGGTATATAAAAATACTTCCATACCATTAAATTCTAATTTCCTTTTTTTATAAGGTTGTTTTTTAAGTTGTGCATAAGCATTAACTTTTAATCCGGTCCCGTCTTTATCTGCGTGGCCTTGGTAATCGTAAAGTGACATCATAACTATTTGGTTTTTAAATTATTAATTAAATTTATTATCGTAAAAAGGGTTTATTGTTAGAACATGACCACAAGAAGTATTGTATTCTGATATTATTTCTAGATTACATTCTTGTATAACATTCTTAGTGTCTTGACCGTGAGATCTATGAAAGTAATCATCAAAGGCTATATATTTGGGGTTGAAAGTAAGTGCTATTTTTGTGTCTCTAAGAATTGCTTCTTTACTATGATCCCCATCAATAAAAATCAAATCATACTTGTTAACATATTCTGATTTAACTTCAGGAAGAAGTGAATGGTCAAATGATGTATAAGTAAATCTATTTGGATAAGATTGGGTTAGATATTGAGTTGATTTTAATACTTCAGCTTCAGTTCTAATATCTACACTATGTAGAGTTGCTTTACTATTTTCTAACCACATTAAAGCACTTGCCCCCCTGTTAAATCCTAACTCTAATATAGAGGTTGGGTTTGTTCTCTTACAAATATCCTTAATGGAGGAAAAAGATTCAAATTCTAATTCTCCTGTTACTTTAGGTGAAAGAATACCATTAATCAAATGGTCAAAATTATCTTGATTCATAACTGTTTCTATTTTAATTATTAATATGTTTTTTAACTATTTCTTTAAATCTTCTTGTATTATGGATAATATTTAAATAATCCAACTCATCGAACATCATATCAAAATGATCATTCATATTTGCTTTTGGTTTAGAATTTAAACCATTTTCACTATACCAAGTGCCTTCTAAGGCAGCCATTATTGGATTTGAGGTGTCAATTGATTCTATTCTAGGATCATTATCATACCAACCAAATTCTTGGGGTATTGCGCATCCTAATAAATGAAATTTGACATCTTTTAATTGATCTAGTTTAAATAGACCCTGCACAAATCGTACTCTACCTAATGCTTTTCCCATATCAGCATTACTATGTGGGAAGAAATCATTATACCAAGTTGCACCGTAAGATACGCATAATTTTTCATATCCTAAATCCCTCAATAAATTGGCACATAAATAGGCTTCATTTTTATCTTTACCTTGAATTACAGCTATTTTTTTAGTTTTTTTAGGAAATTTATATTGTAACCAATGTTTTGCTTGTGCTGCTGTTTGATGGCAATCCATCCAAACATCAGGTACCATAAATTCATCAGGTTCTAATTCGTTAACCCAATATTTTAATCTATCATAATCATATGCTTCTCCTAGTTCGTGGAGAGAATTATCCATTATAACATAACGTCCTGTGTCTCTAGCATTTATAAAATATTGTTTATAATCTTCATCTATATCTAAAAGATGAGGTAAACAATAATCATAATCATTAAATTCAGGGGATGCTGTTAATAAACATCTAGGTACTTCGTGTGATATTTTCATAATTTATTGTTTATATTAAAAAAATCTTTTAACCACTCAAATAACCAATCTGATTTATAAGCAGATACTAATCTGGAGTTTTTGTTTTCTAATTCTTTAGCCATTTCCTTCTTCATCCCATAAAATGCAGGGACTTTATATTTAGGGTGACGTATACTTTCACCGTAAACTGTTTGATGTTTGTTAGCGGCATTATGAAGAGCAAAGTTTATTTTTTTGTAAACATCCCCATTTTCTTTAAGGGAATCTGCTTCTTTTCTACCTAATATTCTAACTAATGAATTGTAAGTAGTACAATATTTTCCTACTTCTCCTGTAAATTTATCTGATCTTTCCATTATATAACTTTTTTTGGTCGTCCTCTACGTTTTAAAGGATAAGGCATATGGACTATTCTGTATTTATCTTCTATAATATAATAAAGATCCATCAGGGAACCACTACATTTTGAAATTTCTTCATAAACTTGTTCTTCATTACATCTAAAATGAACAGTAAATGCCTTTATCAACATTTCTAATTTACTATTTTCATCTTTTTCAAAATCTTCAAGCAAACGTTTTCTACGAGAACGTAGCAAGGATGTTTTTTCAACATATTTACCTATATCTTCTTTACATTCTTTAGCAATATCATTCATTTCATGTTCACACCATTCAGCTTGGTATTTGTAATGTGAATAATCAAAATCACCATTTAATATACGATCACGAAATGGTGATCTGTTACATAAGGGTTTATTGGGATTATCATACATTCTCCACCACCTAAAGGCGTTATAGGTTAGTTTACGTAGTTTAGAAAATTGCTTATCTAATTCCTTTCTTGACGTTACGGGGCTATAAGGGCTATACATTAATAAAAGATCCACATTGAGACATAAAATAATATTGATAATATACATACAAATGATGTATTTTCCAAGAATTCTATGGGATTATTTTTGTAATACTTAATAAACTGTTTCATAACCTTTATTTTCTATTATTTTTTGATACAAAATCTCCTTCATCATATGATTTTAATATATGACATTGTTTACATAATAATTGATAGTTTTCTGGTTGTTCACCTTCTAATGTATGTTTGGTATTAGAATCAATGTG